ATCGGTCAGTCTCCTCAGCTTTCGCTTCAATGCCCCATTCAACTGGATAACTTCCGCTAGCTCCTGTGGCAAGCGGCCCCACATCGAGTTCCGGCGTGCCAGGTCGGCCCGTGAGATGCACTCCAGATTCCCTATTGCGCAGTTGTCGCGCTGGCCATCACGGAAGACGATTACGTGCCCGGGCGGTATCGGTCCGTTGCTTTCTTCCCAGGTGCGCCGGCTGAGAAAGGGCCAGCATTTCTGATTGCCGAATCCGGTGGGCTCAACTCCGTGTACCGCCTCGCGCACTTTGATCCGGGGATACCCATCGCCGTCGAGAAGGACCGTGCCGATTGGCTTCCAGTTTTTCTGAGCTATCCCAGTTCTGCAGCCTTTTTTGAACTGCGTCTCTTTCATCCGCCCGGTGGACCATCCCGGGCGTCGCACGCCTTTGTTCGCAGGGGCTTGCCCCTTCTTGAATTGGGTGGCAACGCTCTCGGGCCGCGTCTGTCCTTTGCGCAGCAAGCCTGATTCCTCGCTCTGCAGGAATTCCTTTGACTTGCGCAGACCGAGGTTGTATGCGGCGTTGTAGACGCTGCGCACGGACCGCCGCAGTCTTTCCCCGAGCGCGCGCGTAGTGCGAGTCGGATATAGCTCCCGCACAATTCTCAATTCGTCCGCGGTCCACGCGTTGCCGTTCACGGTTCGCGCTCCTCAAACATCGGCGCCGCCGCGTTATTCGTGGCCAACTCTTCGGGAATCGGAACCTCGGCCAGCCGATTCTTACTGCCCGGCGGCCGGCCGCGCAACTTCGGGCCAGTGTAAATCTGGCCGAAGACTTCAGCCCACCGCAATCCCTCTTCGGCTTCCTTCCGCTCCTCGGCGGACAGGTTGCTCCACAGCGCCTGCGCATTGCGTAAGGCGATGACGTACTTCTCGGCGTTGCTCTGGCCATGTTGACGGATGACCGGAGCATCGGAGGTAGATCGGCGTGGCATCAGTTTGCCTCCGTCGTTGGCCAGTACATGAACCCGATCAGCGCCACCCCAAAAGCGTAGAAGCCCCATTTGTGCCACGCATACGGCAGTGGGTGCCGAACCCCTTTCACCCCGCGCCAGAACACACGCAAGCATCGTCCGCGAAAGTGGAAATCCATGCTCGGCCGCATCCAGCGCGGCTCTTCTTCCCCGGAGGTAGATCGGCGGGGCATCAGGCAACCTCCCCGGCGGCGTTGACCTTGGCTCTCACGCGTGACACCAGATAGCATCCCGAGATTCCATCCATCAGAACCACCGCCGAGTGGCCGGGGTCCTTGCGTGATGGCTCGGCCCCCAACATCCAGGCGACAGAGCGCGTCGTAGTGGCGCGGATCTCGCCAGAATCCATTTCCACGGTCACTGGCGTGCCGATTGGATACTTTAGGTTCCAGATCTCGCAGGCTTGCTCCTGCTCTTTCGGTGACGGGCGTTTCGTTTTACTCCGATATTTCATGAACGGTACTCCTCTCTCAGCTCCTTGCCGAGTTCGCAGCGTTTCCGGCTGTGCGCTGGCAGGTCGTCGCTGTGGATCGGACCGTGGGTGGAGCACCAGTCATAGCCTCCGTCACTCGAACTGTACAGAGCGTCGTGGCCCACGGGCACGTCTAGCCGCAAATCATCGGGATCGAGGTATTGCTCAAACAATCGGATCACGTTGCCCGCTTGCTTTGGGGCCAACGGCTTCTCGTCGAACGACATACCTTCCGACTCTCGCCCCCGCATGACGTTGTAGAGGCTGTCCATGCGGGTGCGATAGTAGTCGCCCGTCCATCGATCAGTTGGGACAAACAGTTCCACCAGGGCGTGCCAGAACGACTGTGCTTGCTCGGGCGTGATACAGTCACCGCCCTTTATCGGCTTGCGTCCCCATTCGCCGAACTGTTCGTAGAGCCGGCGTACCCACGCGTTATGTTGCTCGATGGTCTGGCAGAGGTACTTGTCATCCTCTATTGCCGCCAGAGCCTTATCGCGCGGACTCCAGTGCCAGCCCTCCTTTCCGGGCTCGATCCCGAGCCGTCGTTCCGTCTCGGCCACCGCAGCCAGGATGCTTACGAACGTGCCCTTCGGGCAGCGCAATGGCCGTGACAGGCCACTGGAAAATGCAAAGAACACTTGGACGCTCATCGTTTCCCCGGTTTCCCCGCCCGAAGAATCGTGATGCATTTGGCTGGGCGGGGCATCAGGCAGCCTCCCCGGCGGCAAGCATCTTACCGTCATGTGCTGGCCGCGGTTCTTGGGGCAACTTCCGGCGCCAGTCTGCGGCCATCTGCCGCGACCAGGCCTCAAGCACGCTCTGCTGATGTTGGCGGTAAAACTCGGCGCCCGATTCGTGGAACTCAACCCGGCGCTCAATGTACCTTTCGGTGGGGCGAAGGGGCTCAATCATCGAGGTCTCCCCCCGGCAGTTAGGATATCCGCCTCGGTCAACGGGTTCACGATCGGGTCGCGGCGGCGCTCCTCTTGCAGCCATTCCCGCCGGCGCCGCCGCAATTCCTCCATATCCGCATCAGTGAACGGCTTTCGCTCTATCCGCACGACCGCGTTGAGATCTTTTCCCCTCGCCAGTTCGCAGACCAAGCGATCCAATTCAGGATCGGCACTCACTTTACGCCCGGGCGGCAACTGGGCATAGGATGGAGCCTCAATCCTTCTCTCCGGTGGCGGACCATCCGGGAATGCCGCCGTACTTCCGGCTTCGATCCCGTCCTGTGGCCGAAACCTGGCGCAGAAAATCTGCCGGAGTACCAACGGACCCGGCCACTCATTGCACAGGCCCAAGGTCCGATGGACCAACCATTCGACCTGATCTTCCGAGGCCGCCATGCGCCCGACCAACTTTGCGAGTTCCAACCGGGAACCTACGTCGGAGGGGAAGAAGTTTAGCAACGTGAGACCTCCGAGCAGTTCCAAGACCCGCGGCGTATCGAGCATCAGATCCTCCCGTATTTTTTGAGGCGTCTCTCCGCCTCGGCCATGACTCCCTCCGCGAAACCGAGCTTGCGTGCCCTCGGCTGCGTCTCTGCCTGAGCGGCCATGGCTAGCGGCCTGCGGGGCCCCATGGTCGCCAGTTTCTGGAACTCTTCGAGCAGCGACGGGAGCACTCCGCCGTGCCGCGGCTTGCGGCTCTGTAATTCAAGCGGCGAAAGCCAGTCCAGAAAATCTCCGGTGGCCGATCCCAGGGCGTCAAAAAGGGGATCGGTATGCTTTCTGCTCGGTATGCCAGCGCCCACATCGTGGAATCGAATAGCCAGCACGTCGTGGAAGTCGGCCGCCGCTTCCTCCCGGACCTTCGAGATTCCCGCCTGAGGCGAGCTTCCGCCGGTGCTCCGCCCCATGGTGGAAGATTTCTCAGTGGCCCCATGCTCAGGAGTTCGTTTATTGGAGGTTTTGGGTGCTTTGGGTGCCTTGGTAACTCGCTCCTGAGTATTTGGATTTGGGGCCACTGGAGGGGTATCGACGGTCCTACGGCGGGGAGCGGGAGCCGAGGAGGTATAGACCTGCTCTGCGCCGAGTGGATTTAGGGCCGCCGAATCTTGGACTGCTGAATTCTGAGGGAGTGGCGAGAAGTCGAAAAGGTCGATCTGCACCTTGACGTGGGCCGTTTTGGCGCGCCTCTCTTGACGTTCCGGAAGGCTCTTTACGGTGACCTTGTACTCGCCGTAGAGCGCTGTCTCGTAGGGCTTCATCTTCTCGCGGGCGGCCTGCATAGCGTCCGCCTCCACATCCTTGCGGGCATGGTCCCATGCCGTCCAACGGGCTGCCAGCTCCGCGATGCGGCCGGCCGGGAGTTGGGCCACCTGCTCGCGCAGGTACGGCGCCAGGGAGTCCAGGTAGGATTCGGTAGGGTTGATTGAGACGACATTCGCGGTGGGCGCGTCTTCAGTGAGGATCGGGTACTTGACCTTGAAATCGGCCCGTAGCCAGAGTTTGCCTTCGGTCTTTCGGGCGTAGTGTTTCGCCTCGATGCGCGCCCAGACCCTCTGGGTATGCCGCGTCGTCCACTTAAAGAATGCTGCGACATCTTTCAGCGTCAGCACCCGTCCCAATTCGTCCGAAGCATACGGGGTGTGGATCGGGTACCTAATCGTTCGGTATTGGAGCCATCCCATCACCTGCTCCACCGGATCGCGGCTGGTCATGAGCCGCATATACCACTCCGGAGCCGTGGGATCGTAGGTCCCGCTGGTGGACCCCATAGCCAACATCAGCTCTTTGTGGGTCGTGAATTCGCTCATTTACTTGGCCCCAAAAGCGTCTGTACAGATACGCTTTTAAAAATAAGTGCTTTGTTTCCAATATTTAAGTTTTCCACCGCCAACGTCGTCATATGGTGGCTCCTCGCGCTGGGAAAAACTGCTGTGTGGCCTCACCGCGCTCGATCCGATGCACCGTCATACCCGTGCGGATGTCCCAGATCCAGGTTTTCTGCCGGGTGGCGCCGTGATGCCTTCGGGCGAACGCGATCTCCGCGTTCAGGTCGGTGCCGATGCCGATTTCTTCGATACCCGCGGGGCCGTCAGTGCGGACGCTGTAGCGGGGGCGTACAGGCGCAATGGATCTCTTGGAACTCATGGGAATGCAAACTCCTTTCAGGACCATTAGAAAAGGTTTGCGCTTGGAGGGGTTCTACGGCACAATCAAGGTAGGTCGCGTCGTCTCTCCAGCGCGTTGGCTTATTGCTGCTCCGTTCCGCCAAGATAGAAGCAGCGACGAGAAAGCATTGGGAGGCGGTCTCGCGCGGCCAATGCTTCTGGTAACGGATATTGCGCCAAAAGTTGACATAATATTCGTCATCCGCATCCGACATCCGAAAGTCCGTTTGTTATCGGAAGCAGATTTCGAAGTTCTCAACTCGCCGCCCCTTCCTGTTTCACTTCATACCCCGCCGCTCGCACGCGCTCTAGGGCTTCGGCCAATTTGCGCGCTGTGGCGCGATCGGTACGGATCTGATTCAGCTCCGCCATCAGGCGCCGGCGCTCCGCCAGGGGAACTTTCCTCCAGCGGCGTTTTGGGTGTTTGGTGGGGGTAGACATCCAATCGGTATAGTACGTCCGATTGATGCTAATCGTCAAGAGAAAAAATAAGGGACTTCGTACAGACCCTTTTCCACTTCGTACGAAGTCCGATTTCAAATTGTACAGAACGCTTTCTCCGGCCCTATATATAAGGAACGCGCGCGTCGGACAGAAGAAGAAGTAATAAGAAGAAAGAGGGGGCGCTCTTCTCTCATCATTATCATTTCCAATCCAACCCCGAAGATGATGAGAGAAGATCCCTTCCCTCTTTTTGTTCGTTTCTTTTAAAACCAACCCAGCACCGGGAGTACGTACCTGGTACACCCCACCCGGTACACTACCCGCTTGACCGAATGCCTGTTTGGGTGGAATATCGAAAACGAAGCGGGGCCCGCGCTGCTATCAACAGCACGGACCCCAGCAGGACGCCAATGAGGTGGCGATCATGCAAAACAACAATATCACCGAAATCGACAAAATGATCCGATTACCGAATACGTGCCCTGAGAACCGGCGGCAATTCACCCACGTCCGAATGCTCACCCAGGTCGAACCAGACGCCTGGAGCGCGGCGGGCTTCCACGGCGCCCTATTTCAGCCGGGCGGCCAGATTCTAGCCGCCGAACTCCGAGAGCATCCCGCCGCGCTGGAGTTTGCCGGCCCGCAAGGCACTTGGCGCCAACGCAACCGGGAGCGGGAGAATCTCTGGATTCTGTGGCGCTACGACCGGGTGGCCAGAGACTGGCGGGAGATCGCGCGGGCGCTGGCTGTGGGTTCCGAGTGGGCCTTGATTTTGCGTGAGCCGGCTATTCGGGCCTTACAACCGCGGCCGGGAAGTCAGCGAACAGGTCCTGGCGGCCATCGAGTCGGCGCTGGCGCCGGAGCCGCCGGCAGTGAGGAAGGCCGTACTCTGCGCCGTCTACGACCGGATGGCGGGGCGCCTGGCTGCGGCGGCGTGAGGGGCGAGGATCTGGTAGATCCGGGCTCGGGTGAGGTGGTGCTGGTCCGCCAGGTCGCGGACTGGAACTATCGCCGCCGCGAGCCGGATGGCCCGATCACGCTCGACCGCCGCCGCACCGCCGCGCTTGGCCCGTTTCCCGGTGCCGGCCAGGATCTGGGAGATGCGCGGGGCCGTCAGCCCGACCGCCTGCGCGATATCCCGCTGGAGGACGCCGCGCCGGCCCATGGCGTGGATTTTGGCGAGCTGCGCGGGGGTGAGGGTGGATGGCCTGGCCATGCCCCCAGTATAGGCCAGGAGAGGCAAAAATAATTATTAATTTTGTGCTTGACAAAGTGTGCCGGAAGCTGATATTCTGAAAATGCAATAAGGGACCGGGACACCCGGCCAGAAGCACCCCGCGGCCATCGGCCGCAAAAAGGAGTCACACAGTGACCAATAATTCGACGATTACCCCCACCATTCGCCGCGCGATCCTGCGCTCGGCAAACCAGCCCCAAGCCAACATCCACATCGAGGTTATCCCCGGCATCGCGCTCGCACCGCGCACGGCCGGCGAGTCCTACTACTGGACGACCCCGAGCGGCAAGACCATCGTACGGCACCCCTCGGCCTATCGCTGGCCGACGTGGTACCACGCGAGCACCAGGCGCGTGCAGGTCGGAGCGGATTGGATCGCGCTCGCCTGTGCCGCATAGCCCCTGACGAGTCCCCCTGGGCCGGGGACGAAACGCCGTGAGGCGTCGGGCACAGCCCAAAGGAGCAACACCATGCAAGCAACGATCACTTATCTGCTCACCGAGCAGGCACAGAGAGCGCAGATGGCGGCCACTGGCCAGCCGGTAGCGCGCAAACAATCCATTAGTGTAGAGGTGCCCACTGAGGACCTCGCGCTCATGCAGGTCACCGACGACGGCATGCCGTACCTCAACCTCTGCCCCGCTGCCACGCGGAAGGAAGACGCGCAAGTCATCAACGTGACCGTCCCGCAGTACAAAGCGCTTCTGGCGGCTGGCTGCGAGGAAGGCCGGCAGTGGTACAAGGGAGCCTCGGGGAGCCATTACGGCTTGGATATCCCCCTGATCCCGGATGCACAAGCCGACATCCTGGCGCTGGTCAAGAGCGGCATCTCGAAATTGGCCGCGGCGGAACAGGCCAAGGTGGATAAGACCGATGCCGCGATCCGGGAATTCCTGGCGTCGGACAAGCCGGTCACCTCCGAGTATGATCGCCGCCACGTCGCCTATACCGACATCAGCGACCGGACGGATGATATGGCGACAGCTTATGTCGCCGAAGCGTCGCGCCGCTTCGCGGAGTTTCTGGCGGCCGAAAAAGAGAAGAGCGCGATCTATGCCCGGAAGTGCGCCGAAGAGAAAGCGCGCAAGGACGCGGCTGACGCTGCTCTGGAGCAAGCCAAGACCGACGCCATCGCCGCATTCGTCGCCGCCTCCGGTGACGCGCTACTCCAGCAGCAGTACGCCGAGGATCTCCTCTGCCGCAAGACCGTCATCAGCCGCATGGCCAACGCCGCGCTGGATGCCGCCGGGCTGCCGGCGGAGTGCCCGGATTCCGTGGTCTGCCAGGATAACGATTGCCCGTGCGGTGACTCTGGCGTCGATTGCATCCCGCCCGCCGTATACGCGCGATGGAAGCACATGCAGGCCCCTCCGGACCCGGAAGTAAATCTCCCTAACCCACGTCTGATGTTGCCGGATGGGTCCACCGTCGAATTCCGCAAGGTTCTCAATTGCACGCGGGATGAGGATGGGGTCATGGATCCCGAAGACCAACCCGGCCCGACCGAGTACCACGCGCTGGTGACGATCCCCTCAGGGCCGTTCCAGTTTACCCGGCGGATCAAGGTCTGATTATGCGGCGGTCCTACTTCTTCTGGTACTTCGCATTTCGGCTTGCGCTCATCGTGGAGGCGCAAGCCGTCCGGCTGCGCGATCTGGCGCAACGGCGCAAGATGGCGTGCGTCCCCCAGGTGCCCGGCTTCTGGAGCGATTGGGAAGGCGGTGGATGGTGAAGCGCCACGGCTGCATTGATTGCAAACTGATGGAGCCGATAGCCGGGCAGTGGATCGGAGGCCTCTGCCCGGCCTGCACGAAGATGCGCGCGGAGCGGAAAGCGCTCCAGGCGGGGCCGGTCGCACCCGAGGTGCCCAAGCCGCCCAAACGGGACGAAACCGCCGAGCGACTTTGCCGGATGGTCGCCGATTATTCTAGGGTGTCTCCGAACACCTGGCGCGCACTGGATGCGATGCGGCGGAATCGTATCAGCGATTGGCCGTCCTGGTGCTTTCTTCCCGTGTCGGTGCTGGGCGCCTACATGCAGGTTCAGCAAAGCGCCACGGGAGCCGTCCCGAGGCTCACCCCACTCAGCCCTTCCCTCGCCGGCCACGTCCACGGGCTTGCACTTTTCGGCGCATGGCGGACGACGCAGGGCATCTACCGTTATGACCCGACCATTTTTGAGGCGCTGTGGGAGACGCCAATCGACGGCCAACTCCCGGTGGAAGCGTTGCACCAGATTCCGGAGTGGTGCGTATACATTGAGACGCCGGCCCGCAGGCTTTCATCGACGGGCGAGCCTATCGACGGATTTTTCGCGCATCTGGATTACGTCAACAAGGGCGAGCATCATTTGCGCCTGGGCCTGGATATCGCAGGATCCGCGCTGAAAATCATCCCCCTGACCTTGCGCGGGTCGCTCCCAGAGGCGCTTGCCGACATGGAGGCGGATTATCGCGCCTATCGGGAAAAGTACTCGCCCATCAACGAGGAGACGGACCGCATCGCCCACGAGATGCAATATGGCGCGGCCGATCTCGCCCCGCTCATCAGCCTGGTCCTCTACCTCTGCTCGACCAACGCCGAGATGTGCCAGCGGGACACCGGACGCTTGCGGCCCTCGAAGCCGACGCTGACGAAGACCAAGGACGGCATGCGGATGTTCCCGGCCGAGAAGCCCGCGGCGTGGGATGTCGGCTTCCGCCTGGGCGCCGCTATCCGCCATGCCCGCGAACAGGAGCAGAGGAAACCAGGCGACGGCACTCATGCCAGTCCGCGGGCCCATATCCGGCGCGCGCACTGGCATTCGTTCTGGACTGGCCCGAAGGCCAAGGTGGGGATGCTGGCGCCGGATCGCAAACTGGTGCTGAAGTGGTTGCCGCCGATGGCGGTCAATGTGGAGGATGAATTGGAAACCGTGCCGACGATCCACCCGGTGCAATAGCAGGGCGGCGTGAGCGGTGTGCGGGAACCTGCCTACTTGACATCAGCGGCGTTTTCGCCGATTCTGGATCCCATGGGCTATCCAGGTGGAAAATCCGGACCGGGGGTCTATCACCGGCTGATCAATCTTATGCCGCCGCATCCGGTTTACTGCGAACCGTTCCTCGGCGGGGGTGCGGTAATGCGGCTAAAGCGGCCGGCGGCGTACAACATCGGCGTGGACCTGGATGCGGAGGTAATCGCGTCGTGGCGATCGCATACGGGCGAAAACGCCGTCAAGGACCTGAGCGGCGAAAGCGCCGGGGCTCGAGGAACGGCGGAAAAGCCGGGGGGAGCAGCTTGGCGCGACCTGGTGGGCGCGGCAGGTTTGCCGCTGTATCCGGGAGCGGTTGGTCCGCCGTCAGTTCCAGGAAGCGGTGCCCATCACCAGGCGGCATATCCGCCGCTGAAGGCCTCCGGCGGTAGGTTCACCGCTGGCCGATCAAGGACGGCTGCCGTCGGCGGCGCAATCGCCGCTCCGGTACCGGAGTACTCCGGCGGCAGTCTCGCCGATTGTGGATCCGCCGCTGGTCGATCGAGCTTTCGGTTCCTCCGCGGCGACGGCCTCACCTTCCTGGCGTCGTACCCGTTCCAGCCTACCGACCTAATCTATTGCGATCCACCCTACTTGATGGAAACGCGTTCCGGTGGGCGACTCTACCGCCACGAAATGAGCGACGAGCAGCACGCGGAGTTGTTGGCCACCATTCTGGAATTGCCGTGCCGGGTGATGATTTCGGGGTATTGGTCTGAGATGTACACCTTCAGGCTGAAACGGTGGAACTGCATCCACTTCGAGGCGATGACGCGGGGCGGGATGGCAACCGAATGGCTCTGGTTCAACTTTGCCGAACCCGTGGAGTTGCACGATTACCAATTTTTGGGCGAGAACACGCGCCAGCGCCAGGACCTCAAGCGGCAGATCGCAAGCTGGGCCGGAAAGCTCGAACGCATGCCGCCACTGAAGAAACGAGCGCTTCTCGCAGCGATCGCGGATGCCGGAGTTTCCAGGTGTGCGACAAACGGTAAGGACCGCACCCCGCAACCGGCCAAACGTCAGGCTTTAACTGGCGCTCACTTTCGCGGTTTTTGCGGAGGGGTTTTACGCACACCCCCGAGCGCCTGCCGGATCGAGGACTGAGGTATCCCCAACTCGCGGGCGATAGTGCGCCAGCTCACCGGTGGATTCTGGCTGCGCATATCCCGGGCACGCTGGCGGTCGAAGACTTTTGCCGGCCGGCCCCCCACACGACCCTTGGACCGCGCGTAGGCCAGCCCCGCTAAGGTGCGCTCGCGAATCATCTCCCGCTCGAACTCCGCCACCGCTCCCAAGAGGTGCGTCATGAGCCGGCCCACAGGGTTGGACTCGTCGGTATCCAGATTCTGCGTCGCGGCAATCCAACGCACGCCGAGGCCTTTCAACTCCTCGAGGCTGCTCACCAGGTGGGAGACGGAGCGCGCCCACCGGTCAAGTTTCCAGACCAGGACGCAGTCCACGCTGCGCTTGCGCGCGTCCCGCATGAGCCGGTCCAATTCCGGCCGGGATGCTTTGGCACCAGACCAGCCGGTGTCGACGTACTCACCGGCGAGATCCCAACCGCGGGCCTGCACGTAAGTTCGCAGCTCGGCGAGTTGGAGCGCGCACGTTTGATCGGTGGTGGAGACGCGGGCATAGACGGCGGCGCGCATAGCTTTAAACCGCCGCCACACGCTGTGGTTGAGTCCACGGAATTCGCCGCCGCTCAGTCTTCGGCATAGAGCCAATCCTCGTAGGCTTGGATAGCTTCAGCCATCGTGTATACAGTCTCTGGCTCTCCAGCCTTCCACCATTTGTCGCAGTCCGAATCCGACTCCCAACCCCGGTTGTAGAGTTGGTCGATATCGACCGATTCATCGCTGCCCCATGCTTCCCAACTCATGATCACCGCCTATTTGATTACACCTGCCGTAGAGACTTCGGGTTTCTCCGATTTACGCATGACGGCGATGCCGGCCACCACCAAGACCGCTCCAGCCCCGATTCCCGAAGCGCCGATGGCCGTTTTGTCCTTCTGAAACCACGAGGATCCACAGGAGCCCGCGCCTGCCAGGCTCCCGGTTTGCAGGGATATTTGCTGAGAGCGGTCCACAGCGGGGCAGGGCCGCGATAAAGCGATAGCGCCCAGAGCCACCAAGCCGACGCCGCCGACAAATAGCAATGTGCCGAGCGCCTTGTGATGGTGCTTCGGTGCCACCGGCGCCGGACTGGCTTGGATCTGAGCGGTGGCAATGACAGCCGTGAGTATCAGCCCCATTAAGGCGGCGAGGACGTTTCGTGTTCGCATTGTTCTCCTTCTACTTTTTCCTGAGGTGTGTCAGCCCCGCAACACAATGCGGGCTTTTTCTGTTCCGGGATCTTCTTGATTATTCGTTTGGCCCCACGGTCCCGTTTCGTGGTTGCGCAGCCACATCGTGTAGTGCCAGTAAGTTGTTGATTCTTCGTTCACCGGTTTTTCGCCTTTCCGCCCTTCGAGGCGATTGCACGGTAGTGCTTGGCTCTCGGGCTTTCCAAGTTCGCCAAGTGCAGCGCCATGGCCTGCCCGATGCTCATTTCCGGCGCGCCAGCGTACTGAAGTGCCGCGCCGCGCCGGGCCTTCTTCATCTCGCGGATCTTCTGCCTTTGGAGCCGCAGGTTGTCCGCCGAAACTCGCGGTAGCAGCCACGCCCGAAGCCGCGCTTCCGCCCCTTCCAGAGATTCGGTGTATTGTTCCGGCGAGGCATCATCCGTGGACACGAACCCAGCCTTAACCTTGAGCACCTGCGGAACGTGCGCGTACTCCGACATGGCCAGCCATCCCTGCCGGGGTTCGGACTCCATCTTCTTCCTGACGACCTGATCCCCCTGCTGTTGGTACATGCCGGCGATCACTCCCAAAAGTACGTGTGCCTGAGTTGAGGGGTCCAATTCCTGCATCAGGTTGAAAGCGCGGGCGCCGGGATCGTAGAGGCGGCCAGGGGGATTATCCCGCAGGTCTTTTTTGATGGCGTCGGTCACGGTTGCCTTGGCCAATTCCTGCCGGCCTGGCGTTTCGTTTCGTGCTACCGTCGTTTTCAGATCATCCATGAGAGTCTCCTCGTGTTTGATTTAGGGCCGTGGGGAAGGAGTCTACCCTTTCCCCGACCCGGCTTTTACCTGCCCGCCTTTGCCTTCGCTTTCGCCGCCTTAGGGCGCCCAACGCCAGGCGATGGGGTGTCCCACTTCGGCTGCTTGCACTTCGGACAACTGAACGGCCTACGCTTTATCCGCTTGATCCAGCCGTGTCCGCATCGTAGGCAGTCGCAAACCATTTTTGGGTCTATCGGCATGTTCGCAATCGTAACATATTCACTCTACCATAAAATATATTGAGAAAGCCAGTAGATTTCCCTTGACACAACATATTGACAATGATAATATGTTTTTAGGGTTGGACGGGTGTACGAGACGCACCTGCCAACCCTACCCCCCGCGGGGGCTTCCTCGCAGGGAAAGAAGAGAGTTGTGACCCGGGAACGGAGGTTCCTATATGCAGTACGCCGCCACTACCGAAACCTGCAATACCTGCCAAACCACCTTCCACCACCTGGACCGCGACGAAGACGGCCGCGCGTCCATCCCCTCCGTAAAGTGCGCCGATCCGAGTTGCGACACCTGGCTCTGCTTGTCCGTCTGCTTGGAACACTTCGGCTTCCACTGCGATGGATGCGGCCACCGCTTCTGCCTGGCGCACCTGATCCTGATCCCCGATGGCGCCGACCGTCCGTTGAAGTGCTGCGCAATCTGCGCCGCCGGGATCGAGATGGCGCCGGAACCGGTCATCCGGCGGTATGTCATGCTGGCCGAGGCCGGCTGCACGCTGGAAGAAGCAGCGGCATTTATGCAAGAGGTGGCGTGATGCTGAATAGAGCGAGCTCCGCAATTGTAGGGATTCTGCTGGGCATTCTGTTGGCGTTCGTTTTCGCTTGGTTGTGCGGCACGCCCTTGCCGTGGAGCGGATCGGCGGTGCGGCCATGACAAAGAATGATGTATTTGCTCAACGTATGTTGGGTTTCGCTTTAGATCGTGGTTGGAAGCCGAGCCAGGGGGACCTGGCTCCTTTCATGGAAGGGCTTGTAATCCGCTACGAGCGCGCCCGCGATGCAGGCAATGAGGACACGCGCCGGCTGGATGACCTGCACAATCGGCTTATGCAGGCTCCGGAGGAAGTATCGGAGTCGCTCGGGCTACCGGATGGCTGGACAGATCTCCGCAAGGCGATCGACGAAACGGACGGGCGCCCATGACCCTACTCACCAAACCAGTGACCCGCGAATCAACCTGCATGGACCGCGGCAAGCCTCTGATTGTCACCCTGCACCCGAGACACCTCGAGGTGCGGCCGAAGGGCACCCGGCAGCGCTACACCATCAGCTACGACGCCTGCCTCTGGCTGGCCGTGAAGCGGGTGATCGAGGAACAGCGCAAGGAGAAGCGGCAAGCACGGAAAGGACGGAGGAGTTTATGACAATCAGCGAACGCTGCATCTGCCTGAGCGAACAGCCGCAAGGTATCCGGCCCAGCCCGAATACGCAGACGCGCCTGGAGGCCGATCCGAAGTGCCGCGCCTGTAACGGCGAAGGTAATCTGCTGATCTCCGTGGACTACGTACGTCCGCCTATCCCCACATGCCAGTTCGATTGGGCGGCGGTGATTGACGGCCACGAAGAATATGGGCCGTACGGATACGGCCCGACGAAGGCTTCCGCAGTGGCGGATTTGATGATCCGCCTCGAGGAGGCAAGGTGAACCGCTTGGGCCGCCGCCTCATCGAGATGGAAGACCAGGAGCCGCGATGCACCTGCACGCAGACGGACGTCGATCTGTTCGACGCCCGCGGCTGCGAGTTGCACGACCCTGAGAGTTGGTGGAATGTAGCCCTTCGCGCGGTGACGCCGGCAGAGCGCTACGAACAGTACGAGCCCGTTGTGGCTCAAGAATGCCCATTTTAAAAGAAGGGACGATGATGAAACTACTCAGATCGAAACTCGAAGAGGTCCTACAGGCCGGATTCTCGGATGAAGCGCTCGCGGCGGCCAATAAGCAGGCCCGAAGCATCGCGGATACCCTTACCGAATCCATCGAATACGGCATCAAAGGCTCGCTGGCGTATAATCTCGCTTCTCACGTCGAGCGCATGGCCACGAATGCGGTTGAAGCTCTACTGGCCGGTAACGACGAGATGATGCGCGGCTACCTGTCGTGCGATGAACGCTGGTATACGGGCAGGGGAAAGGAGCACCCAGTCATTCATGGTGCGCTGTTCGAAACAGGCTGTATCGAATTGCGAAAGAAGATCGTAGATGCGCACGCCGAATTGCTGAAAAGCGAGCGAATTATGGACTTGGAGGATCAGGTCCGCAGTCTCGTACTTCAAGTCAACAAACTGGAAGCGGACAACAGAGATCTTAGACGGCGGCAAAGTGAGGTGGCGTAGATGCTGCGAGGGAATATCGTTATGCGACTCGACAAGTTCTATTCGACCATGGCCGCCCAGGTGGTGGAATCGCTCAGAGAGGAGCACCTCGACCTGGACCGCTTCGTGCCAGCGCTGTACCAGGAGATGCGCTCCGCGGTGAAGACCATCAACGACAGCGCCGACGATTACGAGCCCGACGAATTGAGCTGGGCGGCGGACCAGGACCGCGAAGCGAAGTTGCACATGGAAGGGCTCTCAGACGCGATTGCGGAACTGGAGGTGGTGGACCGCTACTCGCTGCCCAGCGACGACCAGATCAACCTGCACCACGTAAAAGCTGCAAAGGCGACTTTGCAAAATCTCAAACGCAGGATGGAAGCGTAGGCCATGCCACAGTTTGTGAGAATCCAATACTTGCGTCGGAGGGGCGACGCGGCCCCCGTCTTCGATTCGTACGTCATGGAGGTGGTTGCTTCTCTTGACGAGACTGTCAAGCGGTTGCAGGCCAATGGCTTCTCCCGTGAGAACACGCAGCATACCTTAACGACGAAGAAGAACGGATCATGCCGGCGGCCATCCTGTCGGTGACCCCGTGCAACGAGCGCGGCTACAGCACGCACGACAAACGAAGGATGGAAGCGTAAATGCCGGAACCCCCTCAGCCCCGCTGCCCGGTCTGCAACACCCTGTTGCGGCCGGTCGGCACCAAGCCGGGTGAGGGGAAGGAGTGGATTTGCCCCGTGGCCCTGGAGGCACAGCGTAGAGGACTCCTGGGGAAACCGGGACGGAAGCACGAAAAAGTTTGGATTTACAAAACGAAGGTATAGGAGGGGTGAATGTCAGGCCGCGGGTTCCTTCCCCCATCGCACTGCGGCGCCCCTGCGGCCCCGTTCGCGGCGCCCCGTTTTCGCCTACAGATTTTACAAAGCCGTGGCGGGCTCTAAACCGCCAGAAAGGAACGTATGAATAAGGTGTTATTTCAGCCCAACGTGATCGAAACTATTGCCCTCAAATTCCCCGAAGGCAAGCTCGACCAGACCGGTCGTTTTGGCGATCAGATGTTTTACTCGCTGGCAGATGGTCGCTGCATGTACCTCAACCTGGATGTGTCGGCCAAGTTGAATCTATTGGAGCCGCACAGAAATGAAACCATCGCAATCTGCAAGCGCTGGACTGGCAAAAAGGGTGATCCCGTGCAATGGGATATCTGGAGACCGCAGACTGGCGAGGTCAACACCGCTACCGCGCCTTCTCCCGCCGCACTGGCCGGCATCCCGGAAAGCGACATCGAAGCCGAAGTCCGCGCGGGGATACTGGCGCGTAAGGCAAGGGCCGGAGCGAGCGTATCAGCGCCCGCCCCGGTCGAAGCGGCTATCGTGCGTGCCGCTCCTAACAACAACGCATACGGCGATGGTATCAAATCCACAAACGGTAACGGCAACGGCGCGCCGCCACCCAACGGCAGCAACGGCGCTCCCAAGCCGTACCTCACCGCAGGCATCCCGGCACCGCCGGTGAAGATTCCCTACGACGTGGCCTTCCGCGAGTTGCTCCAGGTTGTGGTCGACGCGCTGAAGGCGGCCGGCGAGCAATGGAGCGATGCGGCCAAGCAGGACGCCGTCTCTACCCTGTTGATTCAGGCGGCCCGCGACGGTTTTCTGTCCTGCTGGCAGCGCGGCGGTGCGAGGTGAGCGCCGCCCGCACGGCGATTCTCTACGACGCTCCGGGGGACATCCTGTCCCCCAGCAGCGCTAATCAATTTTTGGGTTGCGGCGCCAAGTGGTACTTCCGGAAAATTGCGAAGTTACCGGATCCGCCCACGGGAGCGCTGACGCTGGGATCGGCCGTCCACGCCGCAATCGGTGCCAACCTGGAACAGAAGATCGAAACCAAGCGGGACCTGCCGGCCACTGGCGTAATTGCAATCTATCGCCAGGCGTGGGCGGAAAAATCGGCCGAGGCCGAATTCCGTGACGATGAAATCCCCGCGGATCTCAAAGCGCAAGGCGAAGCACTTGTGCTGAAGTACCTGGATGAAACCTGCCCGGAGATCGAGCCGGCGGCGGTCGAACTCCCCGTGTCCGGTCGCATCGGCGGCGTGCTGGTGCAGGGTTATGTGGATCTGTTGGAGGTCAACGGGCGCATCCGGGACTTCAAAACGGCCGCGCGCAAGCCGTCCGAGATCAGCCCGGACTATCGGTTTCAGACGTCGACATATGTGCAGATCACGCCGGGTGCCAGCGGCAAAGTGCAGGTCGATACGCTGACCAAGACCAAAGTGCCGGCCCTGATATCCCAGGACTTCACGGTGTCCCAGGCCGACGTGGACCAGACGACTAAGATGTACCCCCTCGTGCAGCAGGCAATCCGCGCGGGCATGTTTCTGCCAAACCGTAATTCTAATTTGTGCTCTCGCAAGTACTGCGCGTTCTGGCGCGCGTGCACTCAGGAATTCGGCGGGAAGGTTGCAGAATGAGCAGCCCTATCAACGTCCCCATCCTGCGCGAACTGCGCGGCGAAGTTTGCCAATGTGGCGGGGAAAAGTCGAAGGGTCAGACTTTTTGCCGCACGTGCTACGAACGCCTGCCGCGCGCCCTGCAGCTACCCCTATGGAAGCACCTCGGGGATGGCTACGAGCAAGCCTACACCGCGGCGCTCCAGTTTCTACGGAGGCCGGTATGAAGGCCCTTACCCTCACCCAGCCCTACGCGACCTTGATCGCGATTTCGGCCAAGAAGATTGAGACACGCTCATGGCGCACATCCTACCGTGGTCCGCTGGCTATCCATGCGGCGAAGGGGTTTCCAAGGTGGGCGCGCGAGTTTACTTTGGAGCCAGTTTGCTACGATGCCGCGCGAATCTTCGCCACGCCGATCGGCAAGATTTACGCCGCCTATCCTCTTGGCTGCATTTTGGCAACATGCCGCCTTGTCGCGTGTACCCTGACATCGCTCGCATTCGAAGAACGACTCGATGCCAGAGAGCGCGCCTTCGGGGACTATTCGCCAGGTCGTTTTGCATGGATTCTCGAAGACGTGGAGCAACTGCCCGAGCCGATTCCCGCCACGGGCGCGCTGGGACTTTGGGAATGGGAGCGTGCCCTATGAACCTCGGACGCTGGCTCTCCTATACCATTTTCGGCAGCAAGACGCTCAACCCTCGCCGGCGCCGCAAGCCCCGCCGGGGGCCGGATCGGGCCGAAGGCTACCGCGCCTGGATCCGCCAGCAGGCTTCGGTCGTGTCCGGATCGACCCGCTACATCGAAGCTGCGCACACCGGGCCCCACGGACTCTCGCAAAAGTCCAGTGGGTTCACCTGCATCCCTCTCACACACGACGAGCACATGGAGTTGCATCGGATTGGCCCTGCGAAGTTCCAGGCGAAGTACATCATCGATTTCGCCATCGTCATCGAAGCGTTATTCACGGAATGGTCCGACGCCCAGACTCGGCGCGGCCGGAACTCCGTGCGGACTTCCTTGGAGGCATTATGACCCGTGCCGGCGTTCTCATGCGCGAATTGAGCGGCGAGGTCTGCCAGTGCGGCGCCCATAAATTCCAGAAACAAGCCTTCTGCGTGGAGTGTTACGAGCGGTTGCCCGTGGTCATGCAAAACGCGCTGTATAAACACCTGCGCGATGGATACGAAGGAGCCTACATGATCGCGCTCCAATTCCTGCGAGGTGCTGCATGACGACCCTGACCATCATCCTGTTCGCCGGCTGCATCCCGCTCGCCCGCGCCATCACCCTGTCCCGCGCTGCCGGGTTCCGGGGCTGCGTCGGTTTCGCCGTCTGGGCGCTGGAGACCCTGGCGCGCGAGGCGACGATCCTGGCGACTGGCCTGCGCGAATTTGACCGGGGCCGCAAGGCGCGGCGGGCGCAATTGTCCGAGGAGGCGCGATGATGCTCAAGCGAGAGATCCGCCTTACATTGGAGGCTCTGGCCGGAGCATGGCCGGGGCTTGTTCTGGTGATCGGCTTCGCGCTGGTCACCTGGTTTGTAAATGGGAGGTAACCATTGAAAATACAAGTTCAACGTTTGACCTGCATGGTTTGCAAGCGCGTCTTCGAAGCGGAGACGGTGGCTGAATCGCCCATTGAGGTCTGGATTGCTTCCGTCAATGCGGTTCATTGTCCGAAGTGCGGCGCCGGAGCTTGTCGCCTCGGCTTTGGCGGCGCGTTTGGTGACGCTCCGCCGCTCACCAAATCCATCGAGATTCGAGCTGCGTGGTGGAAGAGGCGCGGAGATGTGGGGGTGAGTAGCGAGACGATATGGGCCACGCTTCTTGTGGGTCACCGAATACAGAATCCCGATATACCGCACGACCCGGACGACTTCAGCCGCTGCCGCGCGCTCCTGGTGCTGATCCCGGAGTGGCGAAGCCAGCTCTCACTCGTCAGCGATAGGTATCCCTGGTGGAAGCCGTTTGTAGATGCCTGGGACGAATTGGACGTGATGTTTACCGAGGAGGACAGCCGGCAGTGGAAAAAACCGAACCGGATGTACAAACGAATGCAGGCGCTCAAAACTGAGAGCCGGCGCATGCGCCAAGGAGAACGCATGATCCTGGAGGAGCCCCGGTGATGCTCAAGCGAGAAATCTGTCTTACATTGAAAGCACTGGCTGGAGGATGGCCGGGGCTTGTTCTGGTGATCGGCTTTGCGCTACTCGCCCGGGTAGCTTCGGCGCAAGGAGCCGACACACACACCGCATCGGGAAACTTCCCGCGGGATCTCTACGGCCCGGTGGATACCCGGATGGCGAACGTATCCTGCAGCGTCGGCCCTTGCATCTGGGGCCATGCCGACTCCGCCATGCTGCCAATCCCGTTCTACCCGCCGGCGGGCTATCGGGTTCGCATCCTCGCGCTGCGGGGTGACCTGGTGGCCTGGATCAAGAGCTTGCCGGGTGACCCGCCGACGCCATTGGAAAGCGGCGCGGGCGTGCTCATGGGATTCCAGACGACTTCCATGGGGGGTACTCAAGAATGCGACTACTGCGCCAGCGGATGCCTGCTCTACCTGCAGGATGCCGTGGTGGAGAAGGAGCCGAAAACCAGGTTGCCCTACGATAAGCAGATCAACATCTTGCTCGATTCGGATAATATGCTCAATCTGAAAATCGCTTCCTGGTTGAATACGACAGGAAAGCCAATTCACCTTGAGGCCACCTACGACACCATCATGTTCCGGTACGAACCGATTCAAGGAGAACAAACTGATGCCAAATAGGACACCGAAGTGGACACCTGGACCGTGGCGCATCACCGAGCATCGGGATGCGCTCGATGCGCCGACTCACTACGGGATAGCGGCGGGTGGCAAGATACCATACTCCTACCCGAGCGGAACTCATGGCGAGACCGATGAAATTGACGTAGTGGAAGTCTCCTGCGACCGGGACTACAACTACCCGGAAGGCGGCATCGTCAACCCGGCTGACGCCCACCTCATTGTTGCGGCTCAGGATCTGTACGCCGCCGTCATGGCTGCGCTCAACATGGTGGATGGCGATGGTGCCCCTCCGGACTGGGACATGCTGCGGGCCGCCGCGAAGAAAGCACGAGGAGAATCCGATGCCGCTTGATCCGATGACCGTAGTCGAATGGCGGACCGAAGCCATAAGGCGCTTCGGCCCAGATCCGCTGAACTGGCGCTTCGCCTGTCCGGTCTGCCACCACGTTGCTTCGGTGTCCGACTGGAAAGCCGCTGGTGCCACCGAAGGAGAAGCTGCCTTCTCATGCGTCGGGCGGTGGACCGGCGGCCGTCAGGCGTTCGGAGAAGGCACCGGCCCCTGCAACTATGCCGGAGGCGGCCTCTTTCGGCTCAACCCTCAACCCGTCATTGACGAAGAGGGCAAGACCCATCACGTATTTGCTTTCGCACCGGCGATGGCAAAAGCCCGAGGAGAATCCGATGCCAGATAATACGAGCCCCCGATCCCGTCTCGAAGCCAAGCGCGGCGAGGCGCTCAATCACTTAGCCCACTTGCGCGGTCACATCGAAGTAGAACGAACGGCAGAATCGCAGGAGAGCGCGGTTAACCTCTACGCGCGAGATAACACCGCTAAAGAGATTGAGTGCGCCGGAGTGGGCCTGGCGATGGTCGAGGAAGCTCTGGCGCGGCTAAATAACGGGACGTACGGCGAGTGCATCGAATGTGGCAAGGCGATCAGGGAGAATCGGTTAAAGGCGGTACCGGAGACGCGACACTGCATTCGGTGTGCGGTGGCGGAGGTCCTGCGATGAGCGATACGTGGACTGTTGTAGATCCGGCGGGAGACAACGTCGATTGTCCGACCCTGGAGTCCGCGTTGGAAGCTGCTGCCGAGGTCATTGAAGCCTATTTAGACTGCGACGGGTGGTCAGCCAGTGTTACCGATATGCACATCACCTACGCCGGCCAGGTGACGCACCGCGCCATCGAGGTGCCCAAAGACCCGCCGGATGACGTCCAGGAGGCGATGGAGGATGACCCGGACTACCGGCCGCCGTACGATTACTACTGTGACTACGAGATGCAGCAGGTAGCACCGACGCGGGCGCGTGACGGGGCCGGGGTGGTAACCTTGGAATCGTAGAACACTCCTTTGGCTGAACAGGCTTATGGCGCCGCCTCGTCCGGGACGGCGCCGTTTTTTGTTTTGTTATCCGGCGGCCGTCATCGTCTTCGGCTGCCGCTTGGCGCGGTGCCGTTTCTGCGCTGTCGGTACCGGCGCAGTCTCGCCTGCGATTGCTTCTGCTTCCCGTTTCTTCGCCCAGCGCGCCTTTTGCGCAGCGGCGATCCTCTTCCTGCCGGCGGCGCTCAACGTGCGTGGCTTGCGCGCGGGCGTGAAAGTTGCGGTGATTGTTTTGCGTCGCTGGCGTCTCAGAGCCGGCAGCGGCGCACCCGTCACGGAGGGCGCGGCACTCGCGGTCTGCATCATCTCGTTGAGGTTGATCTGGATCTGCTGGAGGGATACCCCGCCAATGCGGTAATATCCGTTTTCGAAGCGCTCAACCAGGAAGGTTGGTGTCTGTGTTGGTAGTTCTAAGGCAAGTCTGCCCATAAGTTGATTCTCCTTACCTCAGTCTAATACGAGTTAGTCTGGAGAGGCGGACGGTGGGGGAGCCGCTGGTGGTAGATCTTTCCAGTCCATCGGATCCCTCAACTGAGTTACGAGTTCTCGCGCGGTTGGCACATCCGGGGACAGGCTTGTGGCCCTCATATAGCAGCAGCAGGGGCACGCGCAAGTCGCTGAATTGTGGAGCCCCGGCATGAAACGGCCGCCCTTGGACAGCGAGGCCGGCGATTGGAACAAAAACACGAGGAGTTCGTATCGGCTGTGCAACGCCGCCTTGCGGATTGCACTACGCATGTGCCGGCCGACGCTCGAAACCGCCATTTCCAAATCCTCGGCAATTTCCGTAGCGCTGTGACCGTTTGTCAGTGCGCGGCAGACTAGGCGTTCTGTGCGATTAAAAACCATGTCACGGTCAAAACATACCTAAGTACCTGATTATAATATATCCGCTTTTGTTTAATTTGGCACGGAATTCAGTCTTGGCAAGCCCAAGGATCCAGGGCACCATGGATTTTGATGGCTACCAAAACTGCTCCGGCTATCGATTCCCCCTCCGCTTGCGACATCGATCGGTGTGCCTACCTCTTGGCCAGAGAGCGCGAGCAGAAGCCCGAGCGGGACGAACTGGCGAAGCTCAAAGCCAAACTCCAGCAGCAGTGTGAGACCCGCCCGGCCAACCTGCCGATACGGCTCACCGGGCGCCTCTACTATCTCGATCTCACGGCGCGCGAATTCCGGCGCGAAATAACCAACAGGCCCAAAGCGCTTGCGCTGCTACGCAAAGCCATGGGTCTCGATGGCCTGCTCTCGAAACTCACGATTCCATTCAAGCTGCTCGACGCGGAGATCCCCGCGGACAAACAGACCGGCTTCGTCACCAGCGAGCGTACCGGCTCGCGCGACGTCTCCGGCGGCCTTCTACAGACGCCCGTAGCGGCGTAAACAGCCCGGCGTTAGACCGGTTTTAGCAGCCCCAAAAAGTAAGTAAGGGCGCGGAGTGTGTCTCGATGCTGCCGTGGTATGCCTTGCACGTCGCTTCCAACACCGAAGGCCAGGTCGTCGACCGGCTCTCCGAGGCCCGCATCGACAGCTTCTTCCCTCACGTGATGGCGAAGTCGCGCGATAAGCGCCGTGACATCACCCGCAAATTCTTTCCTGGGTACGTGTTCGCCAATTTCGACCTGGCCGAGCGCACCCCGGTCATTCGAATTCCCCAGGTTATCTCAATTTTGGGATGCGCCCATTCTCCGGTGATCATCCCAACCTCCGAGGTCGACGCGATTCGCACCATGACCCTATTCGCAACAGCGGATGTCACCGCCTGCCCGTATGTGGCTGCCGGCGAACAAATCAGAATCAGGTGTGGGCCGCTTGTCGGCCTCGAAGGGTACGTAATCGAAATGAAAGGCGAGGCCCTTGTGGTGGTTTCGGTCACGATGTTCCAGCGGTCAATTCGCACTCGGGTTGCAATTGAAGATATCCAAGTGATTGAGCGGAAGGTCGCATGATCCTTGGCCCCGACGGCAGAGAGTTGCGGCGCCCGCTCGGCTTCATTCGCGCCTATGGTCCCGTAAAGCGCGAGAAGTTCGAAACCTCCGCTGTCGGTTCAGATCGCGTGTATGAAGCATGGAGCGATCCAATAGACGGCCTGAATTCCGCTCCGGTTAAAGCTATCGGGGTCCTGCCCTTTTGTGCGAGGCGCTCGCTCCACGCCGCCGCTTCAACCGTCGGCCTACGGCCGCTGAAGCGGCTCTGAAGTCAAAACAGATTTATGCGACCCAACCAGCAAAACACGAATCGCGCCCCTGCCCAGGTGACGCGGATCGCAGCGGAAGGCCCACGGGCTCCGCTCAAAGAAGCCAGTCTCACCACCAGGACCGATGAGGCATTGAAGTGGAGCGGCGAACTCGAACGCCATCTGTGCGCCATTCACGCGAATCTCTTCGGGCCAAGAGCCGGTGATCCCGAACTAACTGAACTCAGCACCATCGAAGAAAAAATCGCCGCCCTGGGTTTGCGGCTGGCATGCCTCTGCGGTTTTGCCGCCACTATCGCACAGCGCATCGAGAACAAATAAGGCTCTCCGGTAGCTGACTTCAGAGCCGGGCCAGCGCCGTCCCACGGCGACGGTTGGGCCAGGCGGCGCATCACGAGCGCGCACCCTGAAGCCACCAAACCTCGAACCCTTTAACCGCTGAGTTTTGCGCGGAGTACCAAAGAAATCCAACAAGAACAAGGAGTATAGCCATGCCAAACATTGTTCCGTATATCTCCGCGATTTTTGCCATTCTGACGACCATTATCCTGGCCCTCATCGGCTTCGGGCTCAAGACCCAATTGGAAGCATTGCGCAATGAATTTCACGTGGCACTGGCCGCCGCGCAGATTCAGTTTTTTAGCCTGGTGAACGGCAAATACGTGAGTAAAGAGAATCTGGAATTGCGGCTGGCAGCCCTCGAACAAAAAAAAGTGCGCACCTCCCGGAAATAGAAGTGGAATCGATCCCTGCGGAAATCACGAAGAGGATCACTTATGCTGTACGGCGGGTGCCCGGTTATCTACGAGAAGATGCGGAGCAGGAAGCGGCGCTCGCCGTGCTTGTAGCGATGGCGCGATTCGACCCGAGCCGAGGTACAAGATCGCATACCTTCCTTGGCTATCGTGCGGCGGGGGCGGTCGCGGATTGGTGGCGCCGCGAGGACCCGGCCACCCGGTCGCATCGCCGCGCGATCAAAGCCGGGGATGCCACGGGGATCGCCTTCCGAACCACGCGCGTCCTACGGAATCACGCAAGTCCCGAGCCGTCGCCGGAGGCCCAATATCTTCGCAACGAAGCGGGGTACCGGCTGAGATCGGCCATGTGCAGATTAAGCCCATTGCGGACCCGGGTTCTGATAGGTCTGTATTTCGAAGACCGGACCTACAAGGATCTGGCGGCCGCTATGGGGCGTTCGGTCGAATCGATTGGTCAAAGCAGGGCGCAGGCGTTGAAGCAATTGCGGCGCCTGCTGAAGTAAAACGATCTTTGCAGCAGAGAGCGGAGTCTTCCTCTATGGGCGCTCCTACCCCGTCGACGCGGTGGGAGCGCACTCCGCCTTTCCGTTTGTTGAAATAGTTCTATGTTTGCCATGTCTCGGATGTCCAACGTCGAGCGCAGAACCCATGCTGAGAGAGCCTGTTCGGTAGCAGCCGCGGCGGCGCATGACGTCAACGACGAATTGACCATCATCCTCAACGGCACCGCAGAACTGCTGGCCGACGTGGGTCTCTTGCATTACGCCCATCCGATGCTGTTGGATATCCACGCCGCGGCCGCGCGGTGCGCTCGCAAGACCGCCGGCCTTCTGGCACATAGCGCGCGCGGCGGCGCCCGGCCGGTGAACGTGCCGTTGGAAAAGCTCATTGCGGAAGTGCGGGAACAATGAAGGCGGCCATCTACGCTCGGGTGTCGACCAAAGATCAGCACTGCGAAATGCAGTTGACCGATCTCCGCAAATATGCTGGCCGGCAGGAATGGGAAACGGTCGAGTACGTTGAGAAGGCGTCGAGCGTCAAGAAGCGGCCCGTCTTCGAGTCGATGCTCAAGGACGCACAGGCCGGCAAGATGGATGTGGTGCTGGTGTGGCGCATTGATCGCTTTGCGCGGTCGATGAAGGACTTCGTTTCGACTACCCTGCAACTCTCCTCCTGGAGAGTGCGGCTGATCTCGATCACGGAAGGCGTCGACTCGGGCAATGAGAACCCGTTCGCCAAATTCATGCTCGGGCTCCTGGCGCTCCTGGCCGAACTGGAGCGCAACATCATCGTGGAGCGGGTGAACGCCGGCCTGGCAGAGGCTAAGCGGCAGGGCAAGCACTGCGGCCGGCCAGCGAAGGTGTTCCGGCGCGACCGCGCCAAGGAGCTCCGCAAGCAGGGAATGAGCTGGCGGAAGATTGCCGCGGAGTTGGGCGTCAATTTCGCAACCGTCCGGCGGGCCGTGGCGGCATAGGCGCGAGCCTGTGTCAAAACCGTCTTTTCAGAAGGCAATATGCGCGTTGCAAACAATAGGACAGCGGAGCCGGTTTCGGGTGTGTCGCAACCAATTGGTTTAGACACGGCTATGGCAGCTAAAACCAACAGAATGAACGGGCTGAAAGGCGCCGCTGAGTTCACCGGCCCCATTGATTCCACCGGGCGCTGTTTCCCGGCCGCCGGCCCTTCCCCGGCTTTTGGCACTGCATTAAAAAAGAGCCCCACCTTATGAAGTCATCCCCTCCCGCGCTCCCCGGCGCCATGCAGATCGAGATGTGGCCGATTGACCGGCCCGTCCCGTACGCGCGGAACGCCCGCAAGCTCTCCGCCTCCGCGGTCGACAAGGTCGCCGCATCCCTAAAGGAATTCGGCTGGCAGCAGCCCATCGTGGTCGACGCCCAGGACGTGATCGTCGTGGGCCACACGCGCCTGATGGCCGCGAAGAAACTGGGCATGGCCGAAGTGCCGGTGCACGTGGCGGCAGACCTGACGCCGGGGCAGGTGAAGGCATACCGGCTGATGGACAACCGGGTGCACGAGGAAACCAGTTTCGATTTCGAGCTGCTCGGGCTGGAATTGTTCGAAAGCAAGGCTCTGGGCATGGATCTGAAACTGACGGGTTTCGATTCGGACGAATTGGGCACGATGTTCGCGGCCGAGGGTTGGGAAGCCCCGGAGGATGCGCCGAAGGGCGGCAAGATTCCCGATAAATACGAAATTCTTGTTGACGAAGGGGTTTCATGCCGTGCGTTGATATCGTAAGACGAACGGAGATAAACCGTTCCGGCCGCGTGATGCAACTGGAGGGGCTGTTCGCCGTCCCGCCCTCGCAACACAGCGAAGTCAAATGGGCCGTTCATCTGCCGATTGAGCAGCGAAAGTGGAACGTCGGGCTTATTGTCGGGGCATCGGGCAGCGGGAAGACAACCGTCGCGCGGGAACTGTTTGGCGCGCAAATGATTCCCGGGTTTCAGTGGGCTCCGCAGCGGGCTATTGTTGACGATTTCCCCGCGCAGATGCCAGTGAAAGAAGTGGTCGAGATTCTGAACTCGGTAGGATTCAGTGACCCGCCGTCGTGGCTTCGGCCCTTTTCCGTGCTGTCCAATGGAGAGCAATTTCGCGTTACCGTCGCGCGGGCCATTGCGCAAGCCAGCGGCCTTTTTGTGATAGACGAATTCAGCAGCGTGGTGGACCGGCGCGTGGCGCAGTTGGGCTCATGCGCCATCGCGCGAACGGTTCGCAAGCGTGACGCGCAGTTTATCGCGGTTTCGTGCCATTACGATATTGCCGAATGGCTTCAGCCGGATTGGGTGTTCGAACCGGGGACAGATACGTTCCAGTGGAGGGAGCTTCAGCGAAGGCCAAGCATCAATCTCACCATACGCAGAGTGCATAAAAAAGCTTGGGCCATTTTCCGTCACCATCACTATCTAGACACGGATCTCTCGCCAGTAGCTCAATGCTTCGCCGCATTCATCGACGATTCGCCCGTGGGGTTTGTCGCCTACCTACCGTTCCCCCACGCTGTGCGGCCGGGATGGCGTCTGCATCGGCTGGTGTGTTTACCGGACTACCAGGGCGTAGGGATTGGGGTTGCGCTCGCTGATTACGTATCCAGCCTTCTCAAGGCCACGGGGCGGCCTGTGTTCCGGACGGCTGCGCATCCCGCAGTTGTTGCGCATTGCCGGAAGTCACAAATCTGGCGAGTCAATCGTGAAATGAGCAGAGTGGGGCCGCAAGGGAAAACCAGCACGGTGAAAATGAAAACCACGGCATCCGGTAGATTCACGGCAGGCTTCGAGTACATCGGGCCGCCGGCGGAGAGACGGGAAGCGCTTATGTTCGGGCTGTCGGTGGCGTGAAGTGGAACACGTAGAACGGCCCCTCGGCGGCGCCGTAGCAGTCGGCTAGATCGATTGCGGACACCAGGCCGGCCGCAAGCAAGGATGCGCGCGCGTGAACGTCCACGCGCTCCACGTTGAGTCGCAATCGCCCGTTGATAGAGAGCGAATCGCCGGGGCGGACGTTGCGATACCGAGCACCGTAGCGAATTTCCCAGGTCTTCGTGCCGGCCTGGATCTGATCGACGAAGCGCTGCTTGACGAATAGCAGCATGCCGAAAATGGGAAGCAATGGAGCCCCTTCAAACAGCAACACGAGAGGCCTCCCGCGTCCAACGCCACACGGAAGACTGCGGGGCGTTCAATTGGCGAGCGATGGCGGCCAGGGGCACGTGCTGCCGTCGCAATGCGATAGCCCGCGTCCGGGTGTCGATGTCGATAGGTTCGCATCGCTTGACGCGTTCGGATGCAACTGGCGTCACCGTAGCGCGAGTGGGCGCTATCAATTCGAGTTCCAGGTTCATAATCGCCTGGCGGATGTTGTATTCGGCCGCCTTCACGATCCCGGCGAAGTCCGGCGCGCGAACGTCCGGCGCTTCGGTTTGCCAGATGGTTGCCAGTAGCGCGCAGGCCGGCCCGAGTAGCCCCTCATGACTGAACTTCACCACACGGCAGCGGCTCAGGAAGCGATCCTCCAGCAGATTCGTGGCGTTCGCGGTGAACAGGAAGATGGTGTTGGGCGGTGCCGCGGTGGTATCGAGCTTGGACAGGAACGCGAGCTCCGCGGGCCGGCTCATCTGATCGGCCTCGTCGCACAGAATGACGTGCCACGGCGACTGGCCGAACATCGGCGCATAGTGGCAACTCGCCGTGATACGCTCCACGGTTTCCAGGTCGCATTGCCGGGAAGGGATATGATGGACCTCCCCGCCGATTTGTTGGGCGAGCGCCAGGGCCATGGTGGTTTTACCCAGGCCGGACGGGCCGAGCAGCAGCCAGGCCGAGGCGTAAGGGTTCGTGGCCAGGTGGCCCAGGATGGCGCGCGGGCGATCCAGGCCGGCGAAGGCGTCAATCGTCGCGGGCTTGTACTTCTCAACGAGGGGCGTCATGCGGCCTCCGGCAGGGTGTACCATTCGAGCAAAGCCGACGCCTCGCGCGTGATGCCCCACCCCGGTTGATCCCATTGAACCGATACATCTTGTCCGTGCGCGCCGTCTACCGTGCGCACGGTGCCAGTGAGTTCCGGCAGCGCCACGTAGTACACGCGGTCGCCCGGCTTCCAATTGTTCATACTGCCGATGGTGATAGGGATAGGGGATGTCATGGCTACGCCACCTCCGCCAGTTCCAGAGCGCGCTTGGCTGCGCGCTCCAGGCGGATTGCGTCACCCGACGGGGTGTAGACGCGACGGCCGAAGCCTTCGCAGGGAACCCACTGCTGGCCATCCCACACGAGCTGATGCCAAGTGGCGCCGTCCGAAACGCGGGACACGGACCAGCAGTCCGAGTACGCCACGCGCTTGGAGCGGAACGCCAGGCAGGCGATAATCGCATGGCCGAGGCTGGAATAGATGCGGCTTTCCGCCGTTCGGTGGTTCCGGGTTTCGTAGAATTCGTTCATCAGAACATCTCCTCTTGTGCCGCTCCACCAAAGAGCGGGCTTTCGTTAATGGGTTGGCGCCCGGCATCCAGCCGGCGCGCGGAAGGTGCGCGGAATTCCCATGTGACGCGCTCCGCGTCCAGACGGGCGGCGCGCTCGGTGTCAGCCGCAGCGGGGATCGGCGGCGCTTCTGTTTTGGTTTGCATTGGGATTGATCTCTCCAGTGAAAATGGGGAGGGGGGTCAAAGCCCCCCCGCCATCCCTACGCAACGAGCTTGCGCATCTCCTCGGTGAGGGTCCAAAGCGCCTTGTTCAGGCGGGTGTTCTCGCTGATCCCGGCGACCGGGCGGGTGTGCATGCGGCGCTGAGTCTCGCTGTTACGGCCGCGCAGGCCTCCGCCGACCAGGTTCTCTTGGGCGACGTTGAACGTGTTCCAGAAGTGTCGGGTCGTTGTCTTCGAGCCGGCGCGGGCGCATCACCTGCGCGGGTGTGATGGGCGATTCGCCGGCATCGTAGCGAAGTTCAAGGGCAGCCGTGGCAAACGCGGCGCGCTGGCCTTCGTTCAGGCGGAGCTGGGAAAACTTCTCGACCGATTCGAGCATCTTCGGGAACTCCTCGACTATCGAGTACGGCGCGTCGATGATGCCGTCTACCGATCCCGAGTGGCGGACGTTGATCTGCGACACGGTCCCGTCGCTGACAACCATGCCGTTGAGGCAGACCAGGCGAAACAGACCCGCGTCGAGTTTGTAAGCGGACGCGCCGTCGTGGGAATTCGTCAGAACCAGCTCGGGGTAGATCGAGCCCAGCGTCCGGATGGCCGGGGCGTCGCCGTTGCGCACGTCGCGGAAGCGGATCATGTGCTTGGTGAAATCCTGCTTGCCCTCGATACGGGTGCGGGATTGAGATGCGGCGACCGGGACGAAGCCCTCGCTGCGCATTTTCTCCACCACTTGGATGGTGGGGATGAAGGCGTATTTCGCGCTCATCCGGTCCCATGGCTGGGTTGCGAACACGGAAGGCGCCGTGCGCATCAGTTGGTCGTTCGTCAGGTGCTGGTTACCGCGGGTGATACTATTCGTTAGGTTGGACATTGGGTGTCTCCAGTGTTCGATTTAAGGGTTCAGCGGCGGTTAGTGGCCGCTTCTGAACCCTGCTTACAAAACAACTATAGGACGCCAAGGTAAGGAAAACAAGGACTTTACCGCCTAGGCAGTCAATAGGTTAGCCGTTATCCCAGAGCCGATGCTGCATCGGGCCGCTTTTGCCCGATGACGGTAGCGTCGGCGGCGGAGCACGAGCCGCCTGGCAGAAGCCACGCAACCACGAAGCCTTCTCAACCTAAACCATGCCTCCTTCCAAGAACCCTACCGGCCGCCCCCCTGTCGCCGTAGACATCGAGAAGGTGGAGCTGATGGCGGCCATGGGCTGCACGGTGGAAGAGATCGCCGCCGAGCTGCGCATCTCTAAGCGCACCCTGATGCGCCGGCAGAAAGACCCGAAGTTTCTGGAATCGATCGAGCGGGGTAAGGCCCGCGGCCGCGCGACGTTGCGGCGCCTTCAGTGGAAATCGGCCAACGCCGGCAACGTCACGGCCCAGATCTGGCTGGGCAAGCAGCTCCTGGGACAGCGCGACCAGTGGGCCGTCGATCACTCCGGAGCAATCGCGCATAAGGCAGTCCTACCCGAATGGTTGCTGAAGCAGTTGAAACCGGCTGGCGATATGAGCCTCTCCCCAGTCAACGAAGATTCCACGCCGACCTGAGCACGCTCTACAAGGGCTACTCTGGGCCGATTGGCAGCGGAAAATCGTATGCGCTGATTTACGAGGCGCTCTTTCTGGCGGCGATGAATCCTGGGTTGCCCGGGCTCATAGGAGCCCCGACGTACCCGATGCTGCGCGATGCCACCCTGCGGACGGTCTACGAGATTCTGGACTCCGAGGATATCCGTTTCGACTTTGGGGTTACCGAAAGCATCCTGACGCTGCCGGACCCGCCCTTCTATGGCTCCGAGATTCTGTTTCGCAGCCTGGACAACTTCGAACGGTTGCGCGGCACGAACCTGGCATGGTTCGGACTGGATGAACTGACCTACTGCCCGCCGGCCGCCTGGAGCCGGTTACAAGGCAGGTTGCGGCATCCTGCGGCCAACCGGAGATGCGGATTCGCCGCATGGACGCCCAAGGGCTTCGATTGGGTCTACGAGACCTTCATCGCGGATCCGAAGCCGGGCTACAAAGCCACCCTGGCTTCTCCGCGCGAGAACAAGTACGTGGCCGAGACCGGGATGTACGAAGCCCTGCAAGCGGGTTACGACGAACGGCTCTACCGGCAAGAGGTGATGGGCGAGTACCTCTCGCTCAACAGCGGAGCCGCCTACTACGCCTTCGACCGCCGGCAGAACGTCCGCGAATTGGAATACGAACCGCGCAGCCCGCTTTACTGGTCTCTGGATTTCAACATCAACCCCATGTGCTCGATAATCGCTCAGATCGAAGACCAGTCGGATCGCAGCGATGTCCTGATGGGCCGCAGACGCCTGGCGGTGCACGTGATCGACGAATTGTTTCTGCCGGATTCGAATACCCCGGAAGCCTGCGAAGAGTTTGTGGAGCACACGAAGCTCTTTCACCACGGAACTCCTCTCCAGGTCTACGTCTACGGTGACGCCTCGGGTAGTGCGAGACAGCGGGCGGTGGGCGCCGGCGCCAACAGCGATTGGGCGGTGATCCGGCAGTTCTTCGCCAACCGGCGAGAATACCAGGTCAGTTTCAAGTACAAGTCCTCGAATCCATCGGTGCGCGATCGCGTCGCCGCGGTGAATGCCGGGCTCTGTAATTCCCAGCAGCAGCGCCGCGTGTTCGTGGATCCGCGATGCAAGAACCTGGTGCGCGACTTGGAGCGGGTGACGTTCAAGCCGGGTACCGGATCGCTCGATCAGACCTCGGATCCGCAGTTGACGCACGTGTCCGACGCGCTCGGGTATCTGATCGAAAGCGAGATGGGCCTACGGCAGCCGGGCGGGGCGAGGCCGGAACGGCTGATCTAACGGGATCACGGGATAGCACTTTCAAAACACGGTTTCGTGGCGACCGAAAGGCCACGTACAAGGAGCAAAACGATGAACGTCACATTTAGGTTTTTGCAGGGTACCGGAGACGCGCAAGAAATGATGCTGGAGATTTATAACCCAGCGCATGGAGTGGGCGGGAAGCACGAAGAGTCGAAGAAGACGGCCATTCGGATTGCGCAGCCGGCAGAGAGCGACACGATGGAAGACCGGCATTTCATCGAGACGATAGTGCTCATGACGAAGGCGCAGGCGCGGGCAGTGGCGAGCGCCTTGATGGGCGCCGCATCTGAGCTGTAAGAACGCTAGCGGAGCTGAATCTGACAGGGCGGTGTGATGCCGCCCAACACATAACCACACGATAGGGCAGCCAACCACACCCGTTATGACCACGAAAACTCCCCTCGGACCTAACGTGCGCCGCCTGCTTGCAGAGCGAGCCGCCCAAATCCAGGTCGAAGCTGCCAAGGAGAAATACGGCAAGGCCGGCGTGGGCGAGATTGCGGCGTTGTTGGCGTCCGATGGCCCGGCCGGCCTTCAATCGAACGTGAGGCAGGCATTCGAATGGCTGCGGAGCGCGTTAGCGGCACTGCGGCGTTCCCCTGGCGCAGAGCAGTGGGCAGACGACGAAGCGATGGCCGGCGAAATTGTGCGACAGATCAAAGAACGACGGAACTCACTATGAAACTGCCGGCGACGCTCAAGATCAACGGGTTCGAGTGGAAGGTGGTGGAGTCGGACGCTGTGTCCAGAGAGGGCAGCGTCTTCGGGTCTTGTCACTACGCGACCCAGACGATTTACATCGACCCCAACACCACGGACCAGAAGAAAAAACAGTGTCTTCTGCACGAGATCATGCACGCGGTCGCATGGCAGACCGGGCTATCGAAACGATTGAAGGATGACAAGCTCGAAGAAGAAATCGTTACCGCGCTTTCCTTTGGCATGTATCAGGTGCTGGCAGACAACGGGATGCTGACTGGGTTCGACAAAGAACATCCGGCGACGGGACAGCAGCTTCAAAAGCCCCAAAACAGAATCAAAAAGAAATGAACTGCTCGCACGTTTCCCCTCACGTAAAACCAATCGAAGACCGTCTGCACGTGGTCGCAGCCGTATTCAACCCGGACCGTTTCCGTAGCCGCTACATGCACTACCGCTGTTTCGCGGAGCACATGGCGGCGTCGGGCGTTGTCCTCCACACCGTGGAACTGGCCTATGGCAGACGGGCGTTCGAACTGACCGAAGCCGGCAACCCGCTGCATATCCAACTGCGCACCAATCAGGACATGTGGTACAAGGAGAACCTGCAAAATATCGCCGTGCAGCGCATGGGCCCGGAGTGCCAGTACTTGGCCTTCATCGACGCCGATATGCAGATGACGCGGCCGGACTGGCCCTACGAGGCCATCCACCTGATGCAGCGTTATCCGGTAGTGCAGTTGTTCACGAGCTACAGCGCCTTGCAGTCCGGGTTCCGGCACGAAAGCACGATGCCCAGTTTCATGGGAGCCTGGCGGCAGGGCAAGCGCCCCGATGCAGAGGGGACCGGATGGCTGGGCGCCACCGGCGGAGCATGGGCAATGACGCGTTCAGCCTACCAGACGCTGGGCGGCCTACTGGACACCGAGCCCGTGGGCAGCGCCGACTGGCACATGATTTTCGCCCTGTTGGGGCTGACGGATCCGTACCTGCGCAAGCAAATGGTTAGCCCCGGATACTGCCGGGCGCTCGAGCAATGGGCGGCACGCGCCGCGCTGCTGCACGGGCGCATCGGGGTGGTGGACAATCACGCGATCCACTACTATCACGGGCCGATCAACCAGCGCGGCTACAGCACGCGGTGGCAGATTTTGACCAAGTACGCCTTCGATGCGTCAACCGACCTGGTGAAGGATCCGCAGGGCCTCTGGCAGTTCGTGGGCAACAAGCCGGACATGGAAAACGAGATTATCGCGTATCTGGAAGGCCGCGGAGATGATGTGGTCCCGCCGGCAGCCCCTGCGGTCCCGTTTGTGGGGTATGGGGCATAAGCAACCGCGCGGCTGAAGCCAGCGGTTTCTCGCGCAAAGGAGTTTTATGATCTTTTCAGCCTTGATTACCTTCGGTTCCACCGCTATCCAATTGACGGATCCCACCAACGGCGTCACCGACTGGCCGGCACATGCCCTGGCGCGGCGCGTCCTGATCGAGCCCTTGCGCGGCAACGGCGCCGCGGCCTACGTCGGACTCGCCAATGTTTCCAACAATGGAACGGGCGTCAGTATCCAGGAGCTCGCGGCCCCAGTGACCGGCGTGCCGTTGGACCGCTTCAACGATCCGGTGTCCGGCGCATACCTGGTGGATCCCGCGGTCTTCTGGGTCCATGGCACCTCGGGCCAAAAAGTGAAAGTTACGCTCGTTTCAAATTAAGGCTCCCTGAATGCCCCAAGTCCCCGTTGCCAAACTCAACCGCCGCTCCCCTGAGCATGTGCTTTACTCTGAGGCCTGGGAGATGTTCGAGCTTCTCGCCTCCGGGGGAATCCGGCTCAAGCAGGCGGCCGAGCAGTTCCTGGTGAGGGCGCCGAAGGAGCTCGTTGATGTATACGCAGAAAGAATCCGCCGGTTGACCTACCAGAACATCCTGGGCACCGTCTTGGGCTGGTATACCTCGCAGCTCTGGCGCAGGAATCCACAGATCAACATCAAGCCGGATGGCGCCGATCCCTGGTACAAGGAGTTCCTTGGCAATTGCGACCGCGCCGCGAGCTCCTACAGCGATTTTCACCGGGCGACGTTCCGCAACTTGGCGCTCTATGGCCGAGCCTGGATACTGACGGACCGCCCGAAAGCCCTGGCGGAGCCGCAGAGCCGCGCCGATGAACAGCAGATGGGCCTCGACAAGCCCTACGTGGTGCAGTACGCCCCGCAGGACGTGCTGAATTGGGCGACGGACGAAGCCGGCAACCTGGAATGGGTGGTCATCAAAGCCATCGAGGACCAGCGCACGTTTCTCGAAGCATCGGGGACCGTGATCCGCTGGTATTACTTCGACCGGCAGAAATACCAGGTCTACAAGTGGGACGGCACCGAGAAGGCGATCCAGGGCAAGAACCAGGACGGATTCACGGACGGTCAGACCATTCAACTGATCGATTCCAACGGGAAAAACATCCAGCAGGAAAGCGCCTTTGCCGAGTTGGAAGATGAGGGAACGCACGCCCTGGCCGCGGTCAATCGGGTGCCCATCCGCCGTATCGTGTTGCCTGAGGAATTGTGGCTGGGCAATCGCAGCTTCCTGCAATTGGTCGATCACCTGAACCAGGACAATTCGCTGGCCTGGGGCTTGTTCATGGGCAACATCCCCATGCCGATTGTGTTCAGCGACCGCGATCCCGGGCCGATGACCATCTCGCAAGTGGGCTACCTGATGTTCGGCCCGAACGACAAGTTCGAATGGGCGGCGCCGCCGGCGGCCAGTTACGCGCTTTCGCAGGCCCGCCTCGATACCTTGCGCGAGGAAATCTACCGAAGTTTCTACCTTCAGGCGCAGGGACGATCTTCGAGCGCTTCGGCGTCGGGAGCCTCCGGCTATTCGAAAGAGATAGACATGATGCCGGCCAACGAAATTCTCAACGGCTTCGGCGACCGCATCATCAACGTCATGCAGGACGTATTCGCCGACGTGGTAGTCGCCCGCGGGGGAGACGACGAGACAACCACTCTGGACGTTTCTGGTTTCACCTTCACCACGGAGCCGGTGACCGAATCCATTGGGACTGCCCAGGAGATGCTGGATCTTGGCATCTTCGAAGCCAGCAAGACGCTGGAAAAAGCCTGTATGAAGCGAGTGGCGGCGGACTATCTCGAAGACCGCAACGAAGACATCAAGCAAACGATCTTCGACGAAATCGACGCATCGCCTACCACGGCGGAACGCGAGCAGCAAGGGAAGGATCAGCAGGTAGCTCAACAGCAGCAGGCCTTTGCGCAGAGCTTCAACCGGCTGGCCACGCGACAGCAGGCGAAAAATGAAGTGGGGGCAGTGGCGTAAGTTCGCGTTCCGGTTGCCGCGCCCGCATCATTCGGTGCGCGCGATCACGGGCTTCCAGTTAGTGCCGCAATTCAACTGGCATGGCCGGCGCCGCTTCACGGCGTATTGGCTCGGCTGGTGTTGGAGAAATTGGTAAGGGGGACTTCGATGGCGGAAGAAACGGGAGTTCATGCGGAAGCGACGTTCCAGATTTCGGATGTGACCAAGGTGCTGGCGGTACCGGATCTACTGAAGATGTACATGGCACCAGCGGTGGCGGCGATCGCGCAGAAAGTCGAAAACGACTTGCTGGCGCTGCACGGGGGATTCACGGAGAAACTCATATGATGACGGGATTACAGAAGTTGGCGGCAGAGAGGACCTTTGCTCGGGGGACCAGCAAAGCGGCGGTTCGCCGGAGCGCGGAGCGCGGGCGTGGCACGCTGTACCGCGGCAAGCCGGGCGACGTGATCGAAATGGACCGGGAGCGCGTGTACCGGGTTGCTCCGGACGGCAGCTTCCGCGGCACGCTTGCCGCCGTTACCTCCTCGCCTTCAAAGGCGAGCCGCGCGCGTAAGGCTCCGCGGTGTCGGGCACCTTGGATGCGGCACGATTGGCTGGAGGACGTGTGCGCCCGGTGCGGCGCCGCGCGGAACGTGACGACAAAGGCGGCGGCATAAATGACGTGCGCCACCGAACTCGCCGCTTTCCTCGCCGAGCTGGCCGGTGCCAAGCCCAAGGAGTCGGAAATCACCCGGCGGGTCTACGAATGGGCGCTGGAGTTGGACCAAGCCAACGCCAAAGCCTGGAACGGCCTCGGCCGCTGCCATATGGCAGCCAAAGAGTGGACACGCGCGCGTGAGTGCTTCATCCAGGCGGCCAGTCTGGATAGCAAGGACCCCTTGCCGTGTATCAATCTGGCGTTGGCGTGCGACCACCTGAGAGACTTTGCTCAGGCGAACAACTGGTGTGGGCAGGCCCTGATGGCCGACCCGATGTGCGTCTCGGCCTACCTCGAGCTCTATTCGATCTACGAGCAACAGGGCCTGGTGGAAAGCGCCGGCTGGGCTCTCTGCGATGGGCTCCAGATCGAACCCGGCAACCACGATCTGCTCTTCGCCCGCGCCTGCCTGAAGTTGAAACTAGGCGATTATGCGCAGGGGTGGAAGGACTACGAGCACCGGCCCAGCCGCATCAGCCTGGTTGCCCCGATGGATGAATACCCGGAGTGGGATGGCGAGCCGCTCGCTGGCAAGACCATCATGGTGGTCCGGGAGCAGGGGCTCGGCGACGAGATCATGTTCTCGCGCTATTTGCCGCTGCTGCATGACCTGGGCGCCAACGTAATCGTCTACGGCTATCCGGAGTTGGCGCGATTGTTCGCCCGCGCGTTTCCCTGGGCTCGAATTGTGACCTCGGATGCCGAGGCGCATACCGTGCAACTGGATTGCTGGGTGGGCATGAGCAGCTTGCCGCTGAAACTGGGTACGGCTCGGATTCTCGAAACCGCAGGGCCATATCTCGGTCGTGCGGTCACCCGGACATCGAGCTTTCGCGTGGGTCTTTCCTGGAAGGGCAACCCGAAGCACGCGCGCGATGAGTTCCGCTCCATGGCCTTCGAACACCTGAAGCCCCTGCTCGAGGTTCCGGGCGTCGAATTCGTGTCGCTTCAGATGAAGGACACGGAATCGGGCCTGCATAACCTGCGGGACCTTTGCCACGATTGGGCAGACGTAGCCGACGAGATGGCCCATCTGGACCTCGTGATTTCGGTCGATACCGGTATGGCGCACTTGGCGGGCGCGCTGGGCAAGCCGGTGTGGGTGCTGCTTTCGACGTTGAGCGACTGGCGGTGGGGCGCGGAAGGGACGCGGACCCCATGGTATCCCTCCATGCGGCTCTACCGGCAGGAGGAGACAAACGATTGGCAGGCCGTGATCGAGCGGGTGAAGAGGGACTTGTCCGACGCTGTACAGACGCTGCAAACGAACACTGGTGTCGAGCCTATAAGAGCAACTACCATCACCCGCCAGTGCCGCTACGGTCCGATGACGTTCTACCCCACAGACCAATGGCTCGGCCGATCGTTGGACCTTTATGGGGAATGGTCTGAAGGTGAAGCCGGCCTCTTCCGCCGCCTGCTGAAGCCGGGCGATGTGGTCGTGGAAGCCGGAGCCAACATCGGCGCGCATACCGTGGTGCTGGCGCAGATCGTGGCCCCCACCGGTTGCGTCTTCGCGTTTGAGCCACAACTCGGTGTCTTCCAGATATTGTGTGAGAATGCGGGGCGCCCCGGCGTCTATAGTTTCCGCTCCGCTCTCGGTGCCAGTTGCCGCGAGATCCGGATGCAGGGATTCGACGCACGGAACCCCGGCGGGTGCGCCGTTATAGAACAGCCAACCGACCCGTTGAGCCCCACCGTCATGCAGAATACGCTCGATTGTTTCCAACTGCAATGTCTGGACTTCCTCAAGGCTGACTGCGAAGGTCACGAGCTGGACGTCCTCAAAGGCGCGGAGCAGACCATCGCGCGCTGCCGGCCGCTCATCTACGTGGAGAACGACCGCGAGGGATCGACGCAAGCCTTGGGCCTCTGGCTCACGGAGCACAATTACCGGCTGTATCAGCACCACATCCCGCTCTATAACCCGAACAATTTTCGTAACAACCCGGTCAACGTATTCGGCGGCATCGTGTCGGCCATGATCCTCGCCGTCCCCACGGAACGGAAGGATCTGCGAACGGACACGCTGGGCGGCAAGGTGGACCGGATCCGCTGGAGAACGAACGTTAACGCTTAAAGCTATCGGGCCTTGGCCTCAGCGCGCGGGGCGCTTGCTCGGCGCCGCCGCTTTAACCGTCGGGCCGAAGACGGCCCGCTGAAGCGGCTCTGGGGGAGCTAAGATTGAACCATGATGAATCGCCGCCAACTTTTTGCCCTGTTGCCTCTCCTGGGAGCGCTGCCTCTCATTGGGAAGCTGAAACCGAAGGGAACCGAATGCTACCCTTATTGGGTGATACCGGAGGGCACCGGATGCCCCCCGTATTGGGCGGAAGTGAAACGCTTAGAATCGGAACTCCGTGCGGACTTCCCGGGTTTCACGGAATGCACCATCACCTCCATCGAAAACAAGCGCATGGGAATGGTGGGGGGTCAGTCCTTCAAATGCGTTTTCTGGAATGCCGCTATGCGAATCGCTGACGGAACGCACCGATTATCGACGGAGGTTGAGGTGCTTGAATTCCGGGCCGATGAGCTAGAGCACGCCGAATGGCTGGCATCGACTTCACGGCGAAGGGCCGCCGTCTGGGTGGGGCGCTCCGCCGCAGCATGAAGCATTTGGCGTAGTGGATGAAAGGGAGAATGGCTAAAAGTATCGCTGGGAGCGGGAATGTCTTTGCTGACATTGGCTTCGCTAATGCTGGCGAAATGCTGGCAAAGTCGGACCTCGTGCGCCACATCAACAAGATCATTGAACAGCGGGGACTTACCCAGGTAGAGGCGGCGAAACTGCTCGGCATCAACCAGCCGAAAGTGAGCGCGCTGAAACGCGGCCGCCTGACCCAGTTTTCTATTGACCGCCTGATGCGCTTCCTGGTCACACTCGGACAAGGCAGTCGATATCAGCGTCCGCCCGACGGGGGTTGAGGCGCTGTCCGGAGAATCATTATGAAAGAACTCACACGACTGACGCCGTCGTTCAAGGGCATGCACAAACTCGCTGAGGGCGTATACTGTCACGACAAAACGAGAACCATACATGTCGTTCTGACTGGCGACTTGCCGTGTCACGAAGCAGTACTCGACGCAATTCAAAACGGCTTACAACAGCAGCTTTCGCATTCATCCGATGGAGACCCCGAAGTGATTCTCCGTGTCCGGGACACGGCCTCTATCGAAACATTGCAGGGCGTCCGTAAAGTCGTCATCCATTGTCAAACAGGGAAGTCCAGACCACGCCGTTTTACTTCAGCCAGAGTGGATTCCAGTGTTGGGGCCGCCCAGCCCATGCGTTGATGGAAGCTCAAATCTTCGCGCCAGAGCCCAGACGTAGGCCCCGGAAAGTCATCAATCTCCACATAGTGAAGTCGGCGAAGACCTTCCTGGGGCATCATGACGGTTAGGTTCCTGGCCCAAATGTCCAATTCATGATCGGTTGCCTGGATAACGCCATGGGTAATTTGGCGAAGGGCCATTACCATCATCACCACGGCCTGGCCTCCATCGTCACTTTCCCAATCACTGTGCAGCAGGACGTCTGGGAATTGGGACAACAGTGTTGACAAGGCTTCCTCGCTAAGGGCTTCATACCTGCGCGCAATGTTCGGATTGACGTGCGGCACATAGCCGCTTTCCGGACATACGTCAAACACTTCCAGCAACAGATGCATGGTCCCCTTGAGGATAGGACCCGGAAGTGGTTTGACTGTTCTACGTTCACGCCACCGGCGTATTTTAGGCATCCCGGCTCGCCAGTTCGCCGGGCACTGAAAGATAATGCGGGCTCGACTCTATCCACGCCTCCAATTCGATGCGGTTGTAGCGTACCAAAGTCCCGCCGACTTTCAAGTACGGCGGCCCCTTCTTGCGGGTTCGCCACCCCTGTAGAGTACGCGAGTTGATGCCGTATTCTTCTTCGACTTGCCGCTCGCTGAGTTGTGTCGCCTGCACAGAATTCATAACTCCATTACGCATGCTTTCGCGTGTTTTGTCAATAGCGCGTCAGAATTGCCTTGGACTTCATGTGGACAGTTGGCCCCAGAGCCGGCCCAGCGCCGTCCTACGGCGACGGTTGGGCCGGCGGCGCATCACGAGCCCGCACCGTCACAGCCATCCATCCGCGAAGCCTTTCACCGCTTTAAGTAATTGAGGTTCTGAAAACCATGGACGCATCCAAACAGACAATTACCAATCTACAGGCAAGTGCCCAGATCCTGGCCAGCCTGGCCGACCAATTCCAGATGGACGCCCGCTGGGTGAAGGCCCTCGGCGTCAAATGGCTGGCGCGGCATATCCACGGCTGGCACGAGAAGGCCGAGTGCCAGTCCATGATCTTCCTGGACCGGCTGCTCTACATTGAAGTGCCGATCTCCTTCCAGCCAGACAAAAGTAGCGCTCCCGCCATGGGATCCGGAACCATCGCCGGGATATTGAAGGCCGAGCAGGGGCTGGTCGACAAGGCGCTCACCACCTTCACGGATTACCGCAGCGCGGCATGGGAAGAGCAGGCCGACTATACTCCGGACCTCTACGAACACGCCATCGAGTGCCTGGAAAAGCAGTCCGTGAAACTGGCCCGCGAGCTGCGGCTGCTGGCCAAGTTGGAAGAATCCGGGTACATCGGGGCCCGGATCGAGGACTGCTAATGTTCCGTATCGTCGCCGACTTCGTTCCGCAACCGAACCTACTGCTGCTCTGCGATGACCGCCACTGCGGGTGCTTCGCCACAGCCGTGTTGCCGGCGGGGCTATCCGAAGAGGAGCGCAACGCGGCCGTGATGCCCTTTGTGAAAGGCGCCATCGAAGCCGGGTGGGCCATCGGCATCGACCGGCATCTGTGTCCGCAACACGCCAGCCGCATCGCGCAGGGACGGAAGCTGGTCGAAGTTCCGCAGTTCAAATTGAATTAGCAACAGGCCCGCCGTGGGGCTATCGAAGCACGGGTTACGTGGCCGCGCACTTCAATCGCGGGAAGGAAGCAAAACATTTATGGCCGTAAAACTCGGGGATCCCGTCGTGGACCCCACCAACCCCAACCCCACGCCTCCACCGCCCTTCGACCCGGAGGCTTTCACCGCCCGAATTTTGGGCGAGTTCAACAAAGGCATCAACGCCCTGGACAAGAAATTCGCAGCGTTGAGTAAATCCGTCACGCCGGCCGCGCCGGCATCCGCCGACCCCGCCGCCCCGCCAGACCCCGCCGCCCCGGTGGTGGATCCGCCGCCCAATCCGAAAATTGCACCGGAAATCAATGCGGAACTCGCGGCGCTGAAACGCCAACTGTCGCAAGTCGAAGCCCGCGAGAAAAAAGCCAACGAGGATAAGGACGCGGAACGGAAGTCCCGCCTCGATACGGAGCGCGCGACCGCCATTCGGGGTGCCCTGAATGATATCCCGTTTCACACCGAAGGTCTCCGCACGCTCTTCTTTCGCGCCACCCAGAGTGACATCAGGCGCGAAGACGACGGCAGTTTTGTAGCCGACAGCGAGAACGGTGTCCTGCCCATGAAGGCCTATCTGAAAGATCTGGCGGAAAGGGACTATGCTCAGATGCTGGTACCTAAAGGCGGCGGCGGCGCCGGCGCTGCCGCGGGCAATGCGTCCCGCAAAAGCAGCGGCCCACTCAAGCTGTCCGACATCACGCCCCAAAAGATGGCAGGGAAGACGCCGGCTGAGCTCCAGGCCATGCTGCAGGACATCAAGGACGGCAACGTAACCTAGCCTTTTCCACAAGTTTCCCCGCCGTGGGGGCAAGCACGGGGCCGTACAAATCCAAATCAAGGAGGCCTTCCCCTTATGTCTGCTTCAGTTTCCAGTCCCAAGACCTGCACCGTCGATCTCGCCCCGCATCTTACGGCCACGACCTTGACCGCCCTGCTGGCAGTCGCGCCCGAGAACATGACCGTCGCGCAATTCAAGCAGCTCGGCGACGCGCTCGACCGCGTTTCCGGCGGCCACACTCCCACCACCACGTTGACGACGCTTCTGGTGTAGCGTCTCAGTTTTCCCATCGTTGTTCCTAACCCCCGCCGTGGGGATAATCACGGGGTCCGCTCCACTGGCCAGGCAGTTCCCCTCCTGGGTGATTCAGACGCACCACCAATCCAAACCCACAGGAGGCCATCTTTATGGCTAACGAAATCACCTCCGTAAATATCGCGCAGGCCATCGCCAAATTCGTGGCGGCGCGCGCCCTTGAGCCGCTCGTCGGAAATCTCGTCATGGGCAATCTGGTCAACCGCGACTTCGACCCCGTCATGGTCGCCGGCGGCGACACCGTCAACGTGGCAATCCCCCCGAGCATGAGTGCCAACAACCTCATGGAAGCCGGCACGGTCACCAATCAGAATCCGTCTCTCGGCAACGCCCAGATCGTGCTCAACCAGCACGTCGAGTCCACCTTCAATATTCCCGACGCCACCAAGGTACTGGCTTCGGTCGATCTGCTCGACACCTACCTGCGTCCGGCCATCATCGCCATTGCCACGCGCATCGAAAACGATCTGCTGGCCTGCTACACGCTGTTCACGGCCAATACGGCCCTGGGCGGCGCTTCCACGTTCGACGAAGCCCGCCTGGATTCCGCCGAAACGGCCCTGGCTAACAGCCTCGTCCCGCAGGGCGATCCCCGTTTCGCTGTGGTCGGCACTTCGGCCTATTCGGCCATCCGCCAACTGCCGCGCTTCAGCGAGTTCCAGATGCTCGGCCCCTCGGGTCAGCCGTCGCCGATCCAAACCGGCGCGCTGCCCGGCGGAAGCCTGGCCGGCACGGTAGGCGGAACCCTCAAGGGTATTTCGATCTACCGCTCGCAGTACGTACAGACCACGACGACCACCACGTATCACAACCTGGTATTCGCCCGGAACGCGCTGGCTCTCGTGATTCGTCGTCTGCCGCAGCCTCTTCCCGGAACCGGCGCCATTGCCGAGTACGCCGAGATGGGCAACTTCGGTGTACGCGTGGTCATGTCCTACGCTCCCGGCACTCTCGCGCAGCAGTTCACGGTCGATTGCCTCTACGGGGTCGGCGTCCTCCGCAACAACTACGGCGTCGACGTCCAGAGCCTGTAACCCCGCCCGGCGGCTCTGGCATACCCCCTCCCATTCCACATTTTCTGGCGGGACAAAGGATCATTCATGTTCGCAACGACATCGCAATCCGCTCAAGGCACGAGTGCCTATTGGCAGGACCAAATGGCCATCCAGGCCGAACTCGCGGCCACCGGCCAGAAAACGTTCTACGTCACGTCCATCGAAAACCGCCGGACCGGCATGGTGGGAGGCCAGGTGTTCCCGGCCAGCGCTCATAATGCCGCCAGCCGCCTGGCCGACGGGACGCACAAGAAATCCACGCCCGAGGAGATCGAGCGTTACACGCGGGAGCGAGCCACGGAAGTGGCACGCCTCGCCAAGATCGAAGAATCGCGCAAGAATACCATGATTATCCGCAGTTCGCCCGAAGACGACGGGCGCCTGGCGATCGTGGTGGCCGCCGCGGTTCAAGCCGCCCTCGGCAACAAGCCCGAGCGCGCGAAACAGGACAAATAAGGAGGCCTAAATTGGCCAACATGACAATCGGTGCAGTTACCACGGGGGTACAGACGGTCACCGGGACCGGTGCCGTCACCCCGACCGCGGGACTCGACGTGTCCGGAGTGACAAAGGATTTCACTTTGTTCCTCCAGGTCCAGTCGGATACCGCCGGGAAAAACTTCCAAATTCAAATCGAAGAGTCCACCAACGCGTTCACCGGAACGCCGGTCGCGGACCTGGTGGTCGGCGGTGAAGGAGCGGTCAGCTCCGCGGCCGACAAAATCTGGAGCGTGCGCAAGTACCAGATCCCGGGTAGCGCCATCGGCACCACGGGCGCCGTACTTCGCGCGAATGTGACCGAAATCGATGCGAATTCCAGTTTGAAGCTCCGTGCTTGGCTGGAATATTGACGCACATTCCAACGCCTTAACACTTGCGGGTGCGTATTGTCACGCGCACCCAAATCACAACCACCTCTCCAGTTCCCCGCCGGGCCCCCCTCCTGGCGGGAGGACGCCTCCGACTCGTCCTCGGGAGCGTCCATTGCCGCGGGCGCGCGCCGGCATTTCTCCCCGGCCGCGCCCGTGCTCTTTCTCGTAGACAAAGGAATCTCTCATGAATCCAATCGAAGCCGCCATTCTCTTTCTGCTGCGCCATGTGGCGAGTCACGCCGATGGCCCTACCGCCAAGCAGGCGCAAAAGCATCTCGATGCCGTGGAGCAGGTGTTCGCTCCGCACGCGCCGGAAGCTCCGACTGCCGAGCCCGCTCCCTCCCTTCCCGAAACCGAGTAATCCACCATGCTCCTCACAGACAGCGATGTGATTTCGACGGCGACATTGCAGTCCCTGGACTCGGAGTGCTCCCGCGTGGCGGCGGCCGAAACCCCGCCCATCCAGATCGAGGGGCCGGACAGTATCATCCGCCGCGCCGTCACCACCTGCGGAGACGAACTGAAGGCCGCGTTTCAGAACTTCTCGGGCTACCTGCTCTCGCCGTCGATGAACATCAACCACGTGGCCGCGGTGATGAACGTCTACTCGGCCGCCATCAGCCGGCC